AAGTACCAGCCTTTTCAATGAGATCTTTGAATCTCGCTCTTTTCTTCGCCCATTCATCTCCAGCGCTCACAAGATCCGCCTGGATATCCTCCAGATCTTCCCTCATTGTTATCAGGTCCAATCTCTTCCTCTGCAGGTCAAGGAGTTTGTTTGCAATACCCCGATACTTCTTTACCTCCTCTGATCTTCCCATTACCCCCTTCAAGACCCCTTTTAGATCTGAAATATCCTTCAATTTCCAGAGAAGACTATCCAGGGCATTCCTCCTGACCCTCAAATCAGCCAGTTTTGCGGCCAAATTTCGATTGTGAGAGACTTTATCCTTCAGTTTGGCCATTGGGGCCAAGGCACGTAGTCTACGAGCCAGATTGATATATTTTTGCAGGAAATCCTCTAATCTTTCTCTCTGAGTTTCCTTCTGCCTGATTTTCTCCCTCAATTGTTCCAGTTTTGAAACCCTATTATCTAGTTCAGGGACAAATTCAAGAGATGATTTCTGCGCCTCCAGCTCATGCAATTTTTCCTCGGATATCTTCACCCGAACATCATTATCCCTGGCAAGTTTATTTATTCTCTGGGTGACAATATCAATCTCATCCAGATTTACAATCCGATTAAATTCTTTGGCTACATCTCCAGGGCTGGAGAGGATGAGGAAATGCCTATCAAGTTGTTCCTGAATATTATAGTCCCTGATATTCAATGCTTCAGTCACATGGTCAGGAACAGTCGCTCCGTGAGCCTTCAATTCTTCTCCATCGACTATATACTTACTTTTCCCCTTCTCCCTAATATGAGAAATTCGGTGCTCATCAAACTCGAGGGAGACTTCCACAACATCATCTTTTCCAGAATCCAGATTCTTAAATCCTTCTCCGGTAGGACGATTTCTGGCGAGCCAAATCAATGCCCGAATGAGAGCTGTCTTTCCGTGATCAGAGGTTCCCCTGATAACATTGAGGCCTGGATGAAACTCAATGATGGTATCTTTATGACTTTGAAAATTCTTGACCTGGAACTTCTTCAGCATTTAGTGCATTTCCTCCTTTGGTGGTGTTTCCTCCTTGCTCGGGCCTTTATGAAGATTCGCAATCAATTGATAAATTGTCTCCGCAGCGGTAGCAAAAATCGTCTTTCCGGCTCCCTTAGGAATAGTAAAAAGTCCTTGCATCGCATTCACGGCAACCATCTTTGCGGTCTTGGCAGACATATCCTGAGCAAATGAAAATCCAGCGAGGAAAGCAGACTCAGCAACCATAGCCGTAGTGACATCCTCCTGCTCTACTGGAAGACGGATTCTCTTTGGATGATTCCAGTACTTCCTGAAAGCCTCGACAGGAGTCATGAACTTCACAATTACCTCCTTCTTCTCTTACCTCCTGAAGTCCCTAGTCCAAGATGTTCTCTCCTGCCAAACTCTGCTATCAAAAGAGCCTCGGCTCGTCCTTCATGCTTCTTGAGAGTAATAGGAGCATCAGGAAATAACTGTCTTGCTTTATCTCTGGACTGCTGTTTTCTCTCTTTGGTATCTTTCGGTTTGGGCATGGGAGATTTTATCTTCTGCCATTTGGCTGCGGTGATTTCCTCCCTCGGAATTCTGAAGCAGGCGAATATCCCTTTCCAGATTCCATATCCCATTCCAAACTTCATCGTCGAGGCGATTCCTTGGCGCTGAGAGACTCCGGCCCATGCAGTCGGCTTCTCAAATGTAGCCATGATGACTCTATCCCCGTATTCTCGCATCAAATCACTACATCCATCTTCCGTATCTGGGCAATCATGAACAGCCACAAATGCTCCATTGACGTCCACAAAGCCTACAGCCCCAGTTTTTCCTGGGTCAACCCCGGCGTACAAATCTCTTTTCATAAAAGAAACCTCTCTCCGTTTTTAATCATCCCCAGCCAATCACCCTCCCATAACTTGAAAGCAACATCCTCAAACTCGAGAGGAGCACCAAGACACCATCCATCATTCCTAATAAAGATGACATCAGCAGATTCAATTCCGTGACGCTCTCTGGCCCTCCTCTGATTTATTGCATGGCCCTCCTCATTGATGACGATTCGGTTCGGGCCCGTTTGCTCAACTACCTCACAAAACTTCTCAAATCCTGTTTTTTCTTCTGCGGCAGGCATGATTCCCTCCTCAATTATCTGCCAAGCTCGGGTCAATCATTTCCATGATCTCGTTAAGGTTCTTTGCAGATACTTTGACCTTCAATGAATTCGCAAGGTCGGTAATAGATTCATGAGGATTTGTCAAAAATCCTTCATATGTCACTCTGATTGCTCCATATCTTTCCTCGAGTGCTTTCTGAAGAATCCTTCTGCTCTCAATCCAAGCAAGTCCTTGCTCAATTGAGTGCTTCTTTCCATTATGAGTAACGCTCTTTACATGAGTTTTGATATCCCGATAAACGGAGACTATTACAGGAGTCCTGCGATATAATCCGAGTGAGGGCATCCAGGCTGGAAGAGTCACGCAAAATCTCGGATCTTTCAGTCCAATCTTCCATTTCTTTCCATAGGTAGAAGATACAAAATCAGTCAGCTCTGAATGGTCAGAGAAACTCTCGATGAAATCAATAGCATTGCTATACTCTCCAACATTACTCTCGGCCATAATTCTCCTGTTGAATTCAGGAAGAGCCTTGTGCTCCCAGAATCCCAGAGGATTGATTTCATTGGGAGCAATTAAATCCTCTTCCTCCCCAAAGAAGAACCCCATCTTTGACAAGATTCCCGCAACCAAAGAGGTTCCGTCCCGACCCACTCCAAGGACAATGACTGCCTTTTTCATCTTATTCTCCTTTTATTTTAGCATGCACATCGAGGAGGAAGGGCCGCAAACCATGCAACCCAGTCATCCTTTTCCGGCTCCTTTTCAAAAGAATGGACGAACACGTCGACGCCTCCGTTTTTGTCTCGGAGGGTCACTTTCTTCTTCTTCTCGACAGCTCTCCTGGTTATTACTCTCAAACTGCAATGATTGCATTCTGTCATGCTGCTCATGCACTCTCCTTACTTCCTCCTCATCCCATACTTCAGGGTAAAGAGGTTTCCCATAAATGGAGTTCATTGCTTTCTTATGTTGGTCACAGAATTCCATTACCTCACCCTTGGTTTTCTGTCAGGAGGCTTTTGTAATTTCTTCCATTCAGTCCTCACATAATTCGCCAATTCATCCTCGAGTCCTTTGCCCTCAACAAATTTGATAAAATCAGGAAGAGACTGAATCTTCTTTCTTCCAGGCATTGAGTACCATTGACCCTTTGCTCCAAGAATCTCAGAATATTCTCTCAGCCACTGAACATTGTCCCTGATATCATCAATCCCATAATCCCAGAGAAGAGAAAAAGTGCAGGAGCGATAGGGCTTGTCAACCTTATTCTTGTAAATGAAAGCCCAAATTCTCACCCCAAGAATCGGTCCATCCTTTTCATCCTGAATCAATCCCTTTTCCTCCAGATAGACTCTCACTGAGTACCAATGTTTTGTCGCCTGACCTCCAGAGGATTCATATTTCACAACTCTTTTCAATCCGTACTCAAATACATCACTAGATTTCTGCCTTGCTTGATTGATGAGAACTACACACATTCTCTTTGTCGCAATAGCAGCATGAGCCTGACGGGAAGAAGCAGAAATTGCTGCCGCGCGGGCCTGAGCGGCTCTCTTTCCCTTTCCCTCAGTCTCCAGAGCACAAGGGAGAACTGTAATTGAGTCAGTTACATCGAGGGCTCTTTCATCTTCTCCCAATTCTCTAGCAGCTTTATTGATTTTGCCATAGACTTTCTTCCTTGCTCTTCCAGTCCCAGTCGAATGAACTCCCATCAAATCCTCTATACATTTGACATGGCCTGGCCCTCTATAATGAAATCTCTCATCTTCAGGATTAAGCCCAAAAATTCCAGCCCTGGAAAACTCGAATGCTCCCTCTAAATCTCTCATGCGAATTGCGTCAAATCCTTCTCTTTGTGCTGATCCACAAAGTTCCCCAGCAAGATAAGTCTTTCCTGAGGACTCAGGTCCGAACAATTCCACGACTCGGCTCTCTGGGATTCCTCCTCTCCCATTGCAATCTGCCATCCCTGAAATAGAAAGGTCAAGAGTGGTAGAGCCAGTGGAAAGATATCCCTTGATGTCTGCCTCACTCCGGCATTCAACAATTATCGGCTCATTCATTGCTTCGGAGTCTTTTATCTCCTCGATAGTATCTTGGACTCCTGGGCGTCGCCTCCTGGGCTTTGTCATCTCGTACCCACCTATCCTTTCTCCAGACATAAAGGATTTCTTCTGACATATTTGGGTTGAATCTGATTATAGCGGCTCTCTCATCCCCTCCAATAGTCTCCAGGGCCATTTTCAGTTCAGGCCAAGGACCATGCAACATTCCAAATTCATGCGGGCCATGCTGGATTCCTATTCCATACATCAGTTCTCTTTCCCGATACTGGCGAAGTTCTCCTCTGAGAACCGCAGGGGTATGCTCTTCAGGAAGATCGTTCATCCTTCACCTATTATAAATTGTGGGAGATTAGCTTTGCTCATATTCTTTATCGTCCGCAAAGTATTCTCGAGCACTTCATTTCTCTCCACGACAATTGCAAACTGCTCTTCCAATTCTTTTTCGTGTTCAGACACTTTTTCTTCCTCCTTTTCTGGAAACTTTATTCCTATCAATTCTCCCACTCCTCTTGCGTCACTAAAAACTAAAGGAGAAGGAGGAGGATACCAGTCACAAGAATGAAACGTCTCCATTCTTCTCTCGTATTCTTTGGCGCAATCATGAAAAGCAAGAGGAACTCTCGGGTCCTTTAATTTTAGCCAATCACCACTCTTAAAATAAGCGCCACACGTTTTGCATTTGTAACAAAGAGTGCATCCATCATAACTACCCATGCCATCCTCCAAAAAATAGGGATTTCCCCTCACAATGAAGGCGGGGCACCGGTAACCTTATCATGAGGGGAATCCCTTCCCCGCTAGGCTGTGCGCCTGCGCGGAGCTCTTGGTTCTTCTTTTTCTTCTTCCTTTGCTGGTCCTTCAAATTTCTCCTTGCATGCATTATATTCAACGCACTCAGCAGGAAGACAATCTTTCGGATATTTCCCAAAATCCTTCCCGAAGCAATCGTCATCAGTAGTAGCAGGGGCTTCTGCGGCTGCGGCAGTGGCCTCCTCTGCGGCTGCCTGTTCTGGAGAAGATGGCTCTTCCTCTGAAGTAGATGGAGGTTCTTCCTCCCTATCAGGCTCTTCATCAGTGGGAAGAGGAGAAGATGGCAATCCACTAAAGTAAGCCTCCTTTACCTCATCATACTCCGGCCATAGAATCAAATCATTCGGGTCTTTGATTTGGTCATAAAACGAGACATCGAGAGGAGTAGATTGCCGGGACAATTTGATATTCTCCGGCATTGAGTACTTCGCCTGAGGATCATAATCCCAGAGCAAATCAAATCCCTCCTCAGGATCAGTCACTGGAAGAACCTCCCCAGAGATATCATCCTGAACAGCAGAGACGATTGCATCATCACATTTATACTCTGGAATGTCCGCAATCATAACTCCTTTTTCTTCCTCATGCCTATCAACTCCCTGAATGATGAGACGGCATTTCGGCCAAAGTCCCTGGTCATTGATTTGCTTGGCCGTGACTCCCTGGTTCATTTGCGCTCTAATATCCTCGCAAATCGGGCAGGGCTTTTTCGATTGCTGGGCCAGGCAAACAAATGAATCCTCATTCGGCCCAATCCCTCGATGAACCATAAGATAGAAAACAAATGAAGCGACATCTGAGTATGCCATCGCTCTGAATCGATTAGCACCGCTCCCAGATCTGTGCTTATAGGTCTCAACCTCAGGTTTCAGATAATAGGCTCTCCTTGTCTTTGGAGCACCTCTCTTCACCGCATTCGGGTCAGGCTTTGGAATTTTTCTTCTCTCTTCCCTTGCCATAAAACTCCTCCTTTCTTTGTCCTCGATATCTATCTATTGTGCTCAAAACTGCCCAAGTAATCACCCTTGTGATGAGGAAAATAATGAAAATTCCTACCACGACAATTGCAAAATATTTCAAAGCTAGCAAAGTATTGGTCAACTCTCATCCCTCCGCCGTCTCGGAGACCGAGGGATATTTCCTGGGCTGGAAGCCGTATGGGTTGCTTGCTGCAAAATTCTCCTCTTTCTTGCGTCAGACGAATCACCCATATATCCCGCAATCTCCAATTCGATGAGTCCCTTCAGCATGCTGCGCCTTTGCTGGAATGATTCAACTGCCCCTTTAAGTACATTGACAAGGTATCTCTGCTCGGCAATCTTTTTCACTGACCTCGAAATCTTAGGATTATTATCAATCGCCGCGGTAAGAGCACCCTCTGTTGTTTTGTAGATTTCCAATTTTTCCAGTTCTACTGTGTTATTGATTGCAATATGCCTACGAATATGCACATCTAATTTGGCCTTCTCCTCGATAAGTCCCCTCTGGAGAACATCCAATTGAGCATTCTCAGATATCCACCTCTGATTCCACTCATCGAAAACAAGAGGTTGACTCTCTGCTGCCTCATCCAAATCAAATTTGGAGAAAGCTAAGTCTTGTCGAAATTCCTCCCTGATTTTTTGAATTTGTTCATCCATCGTGCTCATGGAACTCCTCCTCATTCCTATTATAAGAATGTCCTCTTGTTTTTAATCAGTTACAGCGAGATACAAATCAAGAACCAATTCCGCTTCTCCCACTTCATGATTCACCGGACGAGCAAAGTTCTGAAGAAGACCCGCAAAATTTGCAACAGTCTCCGGCTTTTTTGCGTTCAATAATCTGCTCTTGAAGTAGTTTGCCAGACCAATGCGAATCTTCATGTAATCCCTATCTGGAAGATTGCGAAAGAGGGCCAGGATTTCCATCGCATTCCTTCCACCAATCAGGGAGTTTGCGAATTCAATGAATTCAGGCGCCTCCTCCATGACTCCCTCTTGAAGAAGAGCCCGGGCTTCGTCCAAATCTTTGTCCTTCATCTTCATTACTTTGCTAAATTGGATGAGAGATTTCCGTGGAATCCCGTCAGACCAATTGACAACTTCCTGAATTATTTCCTTCCTTGGTCTTGTGGATAATTCCTCCTTTTCACAGATGTCATAAAGAAGTTCTTTAATCTCAAAATCAGGCAGACGACTCACTGTAAATTCAACGCATCTTCCTCCCTTCGATTCCTTCAAGGCAGGAAGCAACTTACCTGGCTCTGATGTGCAGAGAACAAAATATGTCTGAGGAGGTGATTCCTCCAGGGATTTCAATAATGCTCTCTGAGAGTGGAGACTCAATCCATGAGCCTCATCAAAGATATACACTTTCGCCGGCCCATACATCGGTCGAAGTGCGGCAGTCGCTAGCAATTCCCTCACATTATCAATTCCCGTATCAGCTCCAGCATCAATCTCAGTCAAATCCAACTCATCACATCTCACAGCATTCGCTATAATTCTCCCGAATGTCGTTTTTCCACATCCGGGCGGGCCGGCGAAAATGTATGCGTGAGGGCGAGATTCGCTTTCCAACATAGATTGCAGAGACCTCTTGATTGGTCCATGCCCTTTAACATCATCCATGTCTGGAGGACGATATTTAATATGCAATGGCTTACTCATTTCTCACCTCATTTCGACAAGTCTATGTAATTGACAATTGATATGAAAAAAACGGCGCTCGCCAGGAAGAGAATTCTTCGAGGCTTCATGCATCCATTGAACAATTTCCTTTGGATGAACCACCCAATGCTCTCCGTATCTCGCCGGGGAGAATGCTATTCTAAATTCTGAAATTGGAAATTTGTAGATAATACTCATTGCCTCCACATAATCCTCTTTCGAGGAAATAACAAACTTTATCCAATCATACCGAGGGAGCAAATCTCTCAAATTCATCTGCAAGAGTTCTTCATTAAACTCCACCCCAGAGGAGGAAAGTTTGATGTCCATCACGTATCTGATTTTCGGAGAAAGGGGAAATACCCCCCGTCTCGGCAGGAGGCGATGGAGACCATTGGTCTCAATCGTAGTGTCATAAGGATTCAAAATCAGAAAATCCCTGAGTGCCTCTCTTTGCTCAAATGGCTCTCCTCCAGTTATGGTAATCTTTCCCACTCCGAGACTCTTCACCCAATCAAAAATCTCACCTGGACTAGACTCTTCTCCCTTCTCAAAATCTTGGGCGTATTCAGTATCGCAATAGGAGCATCCTGCCGAGCATCCCTGGAATCTGATGAATGCTGAGGGCTGTCCCTGCCCATCAAATCCATTTACTTCTCCATCGATAGAAAGAAAGATTTCGTTAACCTTCATAATAAGCCGCCTTTGCTCCAGGGGTCTCCCAGAATTCCACGCGGAAGACTGGAAAATTCCGATCCTTCAGAGCACTGAAAATTGTATGGGCCAAAACCTCCGCTGTTGGATTTATTCCTTTTACAGTATGGCTCGTGAAATCAGCAAAGAAAAATACCTCATCTCTTGGTAAGAGCTTACGGAGAGGATCATCTTTACTGAGCAAAAGACGATGGTCAAACAACTCAATAGTCTCCATCATTGCTTCCTTGATATCCCTGAAGTCCACAACCATTGCCTCAGCATTCAGTTCTTCGCTCTTGATGAAGACGACAATCTTTGCTCGATGACCGTGAACCCTCGCGCAGTTCCCATCATAATCAAGCAAACGGTGAGCGTAATCGATTTCAAATTCCTTGCTTACCTCATACATGGCAACCTCCCTAATTCAGATTGATTTTTTTCAGATTATACCAGTCAGGGCCAGTCTTCGCTGTGATTCCGACTGGCGGATTTTTCGTCCATTTCCAAGGAAGATTCCGAAAGGTTTCATGGATGATTTCAAAAACTCTGTCCCTCTCCTCTTTTGGGTAATGAAATTCCGCCGAGTCATGAACTTGTTTTATTCCCCTCGCCCTGAGACCTTCTTCCCTCATTCTCCAGTCAGCAACAATGAATGACCTGAGAAGATAATGAAAGGCAGTGCTCTGGATAGGGAAATTGATAATCTCATTGCTACTGAGCGGAGCCCTCCTCCTGAACCCGAGGAAAGTTTCCACAAATCCATTGGTATTATAGGAGGAAAGTTGCCCTTCCTGCCAATCGATTGTTTGCCAGAACTCATCCCGAAATTCACCCCAAATGTTTTCCACATGGTCAAGAGTCACATTGAATCCATTCTTGATCAATCCCTTCTGAATAGAAAATGGGTATGCACCATAGAAAATAGGGAATACGAAGCCGTTTTTACCTGCCATAGACCTTTCGTGCTCCGTAACCCCTTTTGAGGCCTTCTGGAGCAATTTTGCCGCATAATCGATGTGAAAATCATGGCCAGCAAGGATCATATCTATCATGACTGAATCCTGGGTATAATGACATTGAGTAACCACCTCATGTTGGTCGTAATCAATCTCAATCATCTCCCAGCCAGGAAACCTCACCACAAATGCTTTCCTCAGGACTTTCCCTCTCTCATCCCTCTTCACAATATTCTGGAGATTTGGGTCTCGGCACGAACTTCGATAGGTCTCTGTATAATCCAGGCGGTAGGAGCAATGAATCAATCCATCGTCCCAGAGATTAGACATGATATGTCCATCAACAAATGTCCCTTTGAATCTGGAATATTTATCTCTGTCCTGCCAATTCCGAATCCATTCTTCTTCATTTCTATGTTGAGCCAGATTAGCAACCGTAGTGCTCCATTGCTGGCGGGTCCTTACTCCTCCTGATAATCCGATTACTTCAAAGAGTAATTCTCCCACTTGTTGGCGGCTGTTGAGATTCAATTCAGCATCTCTCTCCTTTTTCCATTTCTCAGCCCACTCATGTTCGAGTAACCATTCCTCGATTTCATCTTTTTTCTTTTCAAATTCGTCCCCTATCTCATTCGCTAAATCCACGTCAACTTTCACTCCTTCTGCCTCCACCATAGCAAGACCGAGCGAACCCTTTTCCATAATCTCGGAGTAGGCGTAGTCGAAGTTTGGGTATTTCTCCTTCTCCTGCTCTTCATAGAGCATGAGCCCAAATCTGGAGTCATGACAACTATAAGGAAATAGCATATCATCTGGACATCTTCTCATATCCTTTTTGAAAGGTTTGATGCCTTCGTCATACTTACTTCCCCAGCGAGTGAATACTTGGAAATCCAATGCCGTCGTATCTTTCGGTTCTCGCAACATATGTTGCCGAATCTGAGTGCAATCAAGTCGTCCCTGTGGCTCGATTCCCATGAACCATGACCAGTGGAGTTCATGAGTAATGTTATGGGCCGCCTTCCTGGTATTCGGATTCTCCAGAGCCTTTTTCCAAAGTCCACTAATGATTCTTCTTTGATGTCCATCCCAAAATCCTTGTTTCCAGGGAATGCAAAAAACTGTAATTCTCTCACCCGGGTCCCGAAAGGCCACGCTCCAGCAAAGAACCTCGCTGTCATTGTTATAAGGTCGGAGAGGATAATTCTCATAGTCAAAGAAAAAGTCCCTTGTCTGTAGTTTCTTGAGAAGGGACTTTGCTTCTTCAAAATCAATGACGGTATGGACATTCTCCATATCCCAAAGATTTATCATCTCCTTTGCTTCTGGAAAATCTCCATCTCTCTTCCTCTCGTAAATCTTCCTGATTTCTTTCCAATCATTGCGGAAAACCCATTCGTACTTTGATTTCCCTCTTCCTCCATGAAGAATAGCCGCAGGATGATTCGAGCAGTAGACCCACGAGTTTTGATGAACCAACGGAATGAGGAGGCTTTGATATTGAGCAACAGCAACCGTCCCAAAATTAGAAAGGGAGGCTTGAATCGCCTCCTTTCCGAGAGCAACAATCAACCAGGGATTCGCTTTCTGGACATCTTTCTGGAATAAATGATGACAGCATCTAACCTCAGTCGTCCAAGAATCCTTGCTTATTTGTGGCCAACATCTAAAAGCATTCTGAACATGGAAGTCAACATCAAACTCAAATCCATTATCCTCCACAACCCCTCGAACTTGATCTCCTGCCATCCCAATAAATTGCCGGCCATCTCTGTCCTCATTCCTCCCTGGACTTTGGCCGGCAATGAAAATCCCCAATCTCCCCACTCCGCTCATCTTCATTTTTGGAGAGTTGACTTCTCGATATAGTCCGCACTTTTCGCAATCCCAATTAGCAGACTGATTCTGTTTCCTGGTTGTTTTTCCTTTCTTTTTAGGCCCACCCTCTTTATTCTTCTCTACCGGCCAAAAGAAACCCATCTTTTGCTCCTATCCCTGGACAACTTGGATTAAATGCTTGCAGCTTCCGCTCTCGAAATAGACTGGGTCAGTATCACCCTTGTATCCTACTCTCGCTGCCCTGGAGCAAACCTCCGAGAAATACACAGGGTCAACCTTAAATGTCACTGGTTTCAATCTCCTGTGCATTCTGACATCATATCCTTCCTCAATTTCCCATCCCTGAGAAGTAGATTTGCAGCCAACTCTTCCATCTCCAAGGCTGACAATTACCTCTCGGTCCACTTCTTTCATTAGTACAATCTTCGCCCTTTCCATTGCAATCCCAACTGCTTCAGGGAGATCAATCATCCCTCGGTAATCATCGAAAAATGGAAGCACTTTTTTCACGATCGGCTCTCCATCAATCAACTGAGAGAAGATTCTGAAATCTCCAAAATTGAAAAGCAATCCTGCTCCCTCCTCAGATACTGGACTATGGACGGTGACTCCCTTCAAGGCTCTATCCTTTACCCCAGCCAAAACCTCGGCAGAAATGCGAGGAAGGACAGCTGTGAATGGAATCTCTTCCTCCAATTCATAAAGACTAATCCTGAAGTTATCTGCTCCGACAACATACTTTCCATCCACCTGAACCCCTCTCAAAATAGGATTCGCTTCTCTCTGAGCTGCGGCGAATTTGACTTCATGAATAGCCTGGAGAAAATCCTTTGGTAATTCCTTGAATTTTGGCCTTCCCCACATTTTCAAATCAGGGAAATCAGCAAGGTCTTTGTATGCGGCCCTTCCTTTGATTGCGTCACCACTCTTGAAGGTCAATGCTTCGTCCACTACTTTGAATTCCACATCCTGTCCCTTGAAACTATTGAGTAGCGTCTGAAATTGTCTAGCAGATATCAATCCATCAAATCCTGAATCCAGCTTGGTAGAGACAGCAACAAATCCATCAAATCCAGTCATGGTATCATTTCTGAAGCAGAGGAAGGTAAACGACTGAACAATATCCCGAGTCGCTACTGCTGGAGTTACCAATTTTAGTGCTGAGATAATATCTTTCTTTTTCATGATTCCTCCTTTCTTGCATGTCTTATAAATAAGAAGTTCTCGATATCTTCAAGAATGCTCCGGCTTCCAAAAAATCCCTCTACCTTCTCCTCTTTTCCAAATTTTCTAAAAGTCCCAAGTATCCTTTTTGTATCTCCAGTACCACGACTTTCTCCCTGATAAAAGACAATTTTTCCAAGGTTGCTCTCATCAGTTTGGATATGAAGAGATAAATCAGGAATAGTCTCAGGAGGAATGACTGCCATATCAACAGGCTCTCCTTCCTGACTCAAATTCACAAAAGCAAATATCTTATCTTTTGTATGTTCCCTGAATCGAGAAATTGATGCTGGAAAGTCTTTAATTTTCGGGTCCCACCAAACCCATGAACCATCAAATCTGAAAAGGATTTCCACTTGCCCAAGAGCGTGAGCAAGAAAAGTCCTGACTTCACCTTTCATTCCTGACTTTATGTCAAAGATTTCTGATTTCGGAGAGAGGTGATAAGTTGTTTCTCCCACTTTCAAAATAAATTCAAGTTTACCTTCTCCTTCGGCGAGGAGAGCGCGGGACACTATTAGAATTTTCCTCAGAAACGTCTCCCTGTCCTTTTCCCACTTTGTCCGGCTTTTCCGTGTCATAAATATACTCCTCAAAAGTCAATTTTGCTGGGGTAGCAGTGATATGATAATACGAAAGCAATCTCTCTGCCTTTCCAACTTTATCCAGAGACTCCTTCTGAGAGATTTCCGCAAGCCAGGTAGCAATGTAGATTTTCATAAGTCAAAAAATCTCCCTTTCTGCTTAATCTTCGCCTTGAAAGGTTCATCAACATGATTCTTCTCGAAATCTGAGAAGAAGGTGATGTTCAGAATATCTCTCTTTTTGTACTCCTCAGACAGTTCTTCGTAGGTCACACCCTTCTGCTCAAAATATTCAAGAATCTGTCTTTGGGCGTGTTTGGGAAAGGAGGTGAAGTGCTGATAATCTGCGTCAATCTTCCTACTCTGACTTGACACTTCAACTTTGAGAGGAGGGTGATTGTAGGAGCGCTCACCATCAATAATATTCGGAACAAGGACGGAGCCGAATCTGCTGGTGAGCACCCAGGAAGTAGAATCCACACTATACCAGGGATATCTCAAAATCAGTTTGATGGATGTCATCCCGAATCCATGAATTGCAACAAGAGGCCATCCCTCCTCATCAGTGAGATAATCCGTGAAGAGATAATCCAACCAGCGAATTAAGTCAGCACTGGAGACTGGAACCATCCCTCCAAGAGCAATGAATTCGTATCCATCTTGCAGATACCTAAGAAGGTATTTGATGTCCGAGCCATAATGAAATGTCGGCAAAGGCTTCAATCCCTTCTCCTCCATATATTTCTGATTTCTGAAAGTCTCCTCTGGATTCCCAATTACATCAAGAGAAGCGTATATCTCCAGCTCATCCATCCATTCATAAATGAACGCGATGTATTCATCTATGTTGATTGTGACTCCTTTGGTGAAGGCGCTGAAGGCTCCCGAGTCAAGAAAAATCTTCTTCTTCCTTCTTTCGTCAGTCATAAATCCCCTCACATCTGATTTGTTTATAAGTATCCGATAATAGGACTCGAGAGGATTCACCCCTCGCTCCTCAGTCAATTCTGAATGGAGGTAAAGTAGCTGAATCAAATCAGCCATGAAGACTCTCATTCATATATCCGATCTCATGTTGATAATGGAGAGAAACTCATTCCTCACTTCTGGCTTTTCCCGCATCACCCCAAGCATGCAACTTGTGACAGTAATCGAGCCTGGCTTTTGAATCCCTCTCGCCACCATACAAAAATGCTCTGCCTCGATGACTACCCCGACTCCGAGGGCTTCAAGAGTTGTTTCAATCTGTTTGGCAATCTCTCGAGTCAATTTCTCCTGAATCTGGAGTCTCCGAGCAAATGCTTCTACTACCCGGGCCAATTTGGAGAGTCCCGTGATTCTTCCCTTGTCAGGTATGTAACCAACATGGGCTTTCCCGTAAAATGGCACCAAATGATGAGCGCAAGTGCTGTAAAGAGGGATATCCTTTACGATAATCATCTCATCACATTCGTCATCGAAAGTAGTGTTGAGAATTTCGGCAGGGTCCTCTTGATATCCGGCGCAAAAGAATTCCGCCCATGCTCGGGCGAATCTCTGAGGAGTATCCTTCAAATGTTGGTCGGTCAAATCTATTCCCAACCCCTCCAGAAATAAAGTCCCAGCAGTGGTCAATTTTTCGATATCACATTCACATTTCATTTCTTCTCCTCACAGATCAAATGAATACATCTTCAGACTTGGCAATTTGGTAATGTAATAGACTTGGATTCCAGCCATCTTGAACATATAGAAATACGGAACAGACATGACAGGAGAAGAATTCCAATAGAGAGCCGCTCGGTATCCCCTGGAATCCATCTCCTCTTTGATGAGCCGACCGAGTTCTTGAAATTGCTCCTCGGTCAGAGATGAAGGGTGGATATCGTAGAAGGGTTTCTTCACGTCCCAAAAATGCATGCCATAGAGATCAGAGAGAATCCCATACTCAAGATTGTATGCTTCGGCCCATTCGTAGAATCGAATATTCTGCCGGCTCAAATAGAAATTCCGAGGGACTGCTTCATCCCCTTCTGATCCTTTGGTCTTGGAACATCTTGTGCAAGGAAGCACAATCTTCTCAGCAAGGAGTCTCCTCACCTCCTCAGGGTCGGAAACATAGATTATTCCCTCCCTCTGGAGATCTTCTCTCCAGGTTTCTCCTCTCACTCTTGGTTTTTCCATCAAATCCCTCCATCCCTATTATAAGGATGTGGAGGAAATTCTATTTCAACAGGGGATCAGAAATCCCCGCCTCATCAAATCCCTTTGCTCTCAGGTCGCATGCTGGGCAGTTTCTACAAGGAGGTCTCATCCCTTCGTAACAAGTCTGAGTATGCTCATACCAATCCAACTTCCCCAATTGGCCCATCATTTTCACAGTCAGTGCTTTCGAGAGATGCATGAGAGGAGTATGGATATCAATCCGATAATCCAAACATCTGAAGAGAGCCAATTCAACAGCATCAAGCGATTCCCTTCTGCAATCTGGATATCCAGAGTAATCAGTCTCACACATTCCTCCCACAAGATCGTTGATTCTCATATTGAAAGCATAAGCAGCGGCAAGCCCGAGAAGAATGTAATTCCTCCCTGGAACAAAAGAAGCAGGAAGGTCCTTGTTCCCTCTATGGCGGATGGAGATATTCTCATGTTTTGTAAGAAGAGCACTATCTCCTATCTGAGAGAATGCTTGAATGTCGAGAGTTTCGTGATCCCTCGCTCCTGCTAGACGGGAAAGTTTCTTCGCAAAAACCAGCTCATCCAGATGTCGCTGACCATAATTGAAAGAAAGAGTGAAGACCCCTCCGAATCTATTTGCAGCCCAAGCAAGACAAGTAGCGGAATCCTGGCCTCCACTCAAAAGAACCAAGCAATTTTTATCTTTGCTCATAGCATTCCTCCTTCGCCAAATGTAGATAAAATAGAAAATCCGCCAAGACTGCTCGGTATTGCTCCAGGGAAACTCCCTCGCAATCTTCGACCTCGGCAACCCCATGCTCATACTCTTGGACTACCTCTACTGCTATTTCGCAGACTGACTTAAAATAAGGCGAGCAATCATCTGGGAAATCATTCGCTATTTCCTCCCTCATCTTTGTCGCCACTGGATACATCAAAGAACCCTCCCTTTCTTGGGTCTCGTCTCCTCTTCCCCTTACCTGGAAAAGGCAAAGGACTTTTTTTCTCCGGCCGGCTCCGATATGTGGTAGCCCCTCTCGATGTAGACGGAGGGTCCCCTTTCTGGACAATCAAAAGAACCTCGGCGGCGGCCTCTGGATAGAGAATTGGAAAGAAGGACATCAGCCAGGCTGACGGAAGATATTCCTTCAGTCGCTGATATCTGATTATTTCCTCATCAGAACGACTTTTCATGAACTCCTCAAAATCCCTGACTTTGGCGACCAATCCAAAGGTATCCACTATAGAAAATCCCATCTTCTCTACCTCAGTCGATAATTCCTCCAAATCCCATTCATAGAGATGGGCAGCATACTGAGTGTCATAGGGGTCTTTTTTCTCCGCCGTATTCGGACAAGAGAGAAACATCCTCCCTCCATCCTTCAGGAGATTCCAGCAGTTCTGGAGGCTATGTATCCCAGTCTCTTTTTGCATATGCTCTATGGATGAAGTGTAAACGATAAAATCAAAGGAATTATGCTCCAGGTGGGAGTCCATATCTTCACAGGAGCTGATTAGATGGGTGACTTGGAAAGGATAATACGAGGACATATCTTCGATGGTTCGGATTCCTGACCTTCTCTTCTGCTCATTGATGTTCTTTTTCTCGATATCCACCCCAACATACTCCTTGATATTCTTCCGGTGATATCGAATGAGAGGGAGTAGGAGTCCTCTCCCACAGCAGACATCAAGAACTCGCCATCCCTTCTTCATCATCATGACTGCCTTGTGATGTTGGATATAATTCATCACATCGAGAGATGAGAAGAATCCATCGGCGAATTGTTTATAAAAGTTTCTCATCTGATAAGTAGTACAATAGACTTCAGAAGGGTCAATCCCCTCCTCAATCTTGTAGACTATTTTTCTGGAATTTTTTTCAGGCATAACCCACCTCCGAGGAAGGAAATAAAATGCTCCTGGTCAGGAGGGCAATCCCAACCAGGAGCGGCCGCTGAGCAAGGAGGGTGGGCTTTGCTACGCGGCGGACCAACGATTTTCTTCATCTTTCTTGACTTCAAATCCGATTTTGCGGAGCCAGAGGGAGGCGGTCTTTTTATTCGTTTCCAATTCGCCCAATCCCGCAGCGGTGATTTTCTCGGCGAATTCTTGGATGGTATATCCTTTGGAACCATCCTTCAGCATCTCGACCATGACGGACTTTTTGGTGACTTTCGGGGTCTTCTCCGTCGGCTTCTCAACCTTTTTCCCCTTCTCCTCTTTCTTCGCGTCCTGAGGGTCTTTTCCCTCCCATAGGTCAAGGCATTTCTGATAGACCGTCTCTACCTCTTTCGGAACCTTCTTCTCATCGAGTTTCTCCACATGCTTCATGAAAGCATCTGCGGCATCCTTCTTTTTCGTCCCTGGACGAATGGTGAAGTCAACCAGTTTGCCGGCCTCTTTGATCTCATTCATGTTAATCTCATCAATCCGATTCTTCGGTTTCGCCATGACACTTCTCCTTTCCTTCATTATTGCCTAGTACATCCCTTTTGTCCTTATTATAGCGATGTACCCAAATTTTTGACCAAATTATTTCACAATTACTTCTTCCCGAATCCAATCAATTGCTCCGAGGAGTCTTTTCTTCGGCATCTTGAGATATTTGCCCAATAATCTGATTGTGGGCTTGATATGTCCAAGACTCGAGATGAAATCAAAGAAATCTCCTGGTGATTCAAAAATGACTTCCATTACCGCTTTGATATCCTCTTTTTGTTCCTTTTCTTTCACCAGGGAAAGTGCGGCAAAAAAGCCCTTATAATCGATTGAGAACCTAGTTTGAGGTATTTGGGCCTGGTCCTCCTCTCCAAGCCCAGACAAATCAAAATCGGCCCGTCTGAGGGCGGATTTCCCGTAAGGGTTATTCAGTCTCCTCCATCTAGCGGTATTGAAGAAATGCGTGAGAAATTTACTCTTGGCGGGGTTCCATGATTCCCTTGCTTCCACAAAAGCGAGAGCTGCTTCCTGATATGAATCCTTGTGATCCCAACCTAGAACATACCCGAGAACCCTGTGAGTTTTTCCAGCCTGAACCTCAATCTCCCTCAAATAATCAGAAATCCGGTAACGTTTCCTTCGCCCTTTCATCCCATCCCTCCTAGTTTTGGTCCGCCCATAATATAGAGAAATCCAGAGGAAATCTCAACTCCTATTTGGAGGAATTGATGTCCTGAAATCATCCAGAGTTTGAAGGGAAAAAGTCTTTTCTCCTTTTGCGAGTTTATTACTCAACTCATTGATTTTGAGAGCCTGGTCTTTGACCTGTTTATTGAGAGCCTTTTCCTTCTCAGTGCTCTCATTAAAATCTCTAGTCAAAGCAAGAATTTTATCATCCTTTCTGACGACCAAATCATGGAGACTTTCAATGTAGGACAAAACTGCAATCCCCAATTGATATGGAGTGAATTCCACATCTTTAATCGACGCAGGGATTTCAGTCTTGGGCATGCTCGTCTTCTCCTTCTTCTTTTTCCCTGGACGATGAGAGAGTTTCCGATAAACGGCAACTTTCTTGTCAATTTGGGCAAGGGCCAGGGACTCATCCGTTATCTCCGCAGGCTTTAATCTGACAGCCCTCCCATACTTTACCTCCAGGCAAACAAAAGAACTGAATTGCCTTTTATCAGACGCAGTCACTTCGACCTTGGACGGGACTAAATCAACAATGTCATTGATGCAAACCTCATCCCCTATCTTGAGGGAATCCCATACCTCTGTTGCATGACTCCTGGCGGTGATAATCCGCGATTTTTTCTTACTCATGACCTCCTCCTCCTTTTTACTTCACTCGGTTTTCTCCTACGTTTTTTAGAGCCACCTCTGGCGGGAAATCTCCCGATTCCATCCTTCGCAACCAATCTCGCCGCCCTGACTATTGCAGACGGAAATCCTGATCGGTCGAGAATCGATGGAGCCATGTCTGGCAGTAGGGGTGTCCATTCCTCACCATCCCAGCGAGAAATAGTCACCGCGCCAGAGAAAAGAGAGGATATGTCGATTCTCAGGGAGTCAAGTTCTTCCTCCCAATCAAACATAAATCCTCCCTACTTTGTCGAGAGATTTCTTTACGGACAGCTTAGAACCCGCAAGGATAAGAACAGCTTCCCTACATTCCTCACAGAGCCCATCATAATGAAATCCAAACTCATCAATTGCCTCCACAATATCTTGGCAGAGGGCACAAATTCTGACTCCCATGATTTCCTCCTCGCCTAACGAATCTGAGTCAGGCCGATTTCCATTTCCTGATGCAATCTTGTCTGCTCCTCTGCAGCCGGCAGAGTCCCGAACAAGAAAATCAGGGAGAACATCGCAGCGATTATGGCAAGGGCCAAAGCACTCCTCATTTCCCTAGTCATTTTATCCACCTCCTTTTGAAAGACGGGAGGGGCGGGGTGCCCCTCCCTGGCTGGGTTGGGGCGGCGCACATATCCCCTTCCCAGTTTCGTTAATTACTCTTTTTCCTTCAATTCCTGCGCGGAATCCCAAGCCGACTCGAAAACCTTGCCAAGAATATTCCTGGCAACCTTGGGTTTCTGCAGGAAATCATCCAGAGACTTGATGCCCGAGTCAGCCAATTTCTTCGCCCGGACGCCTCCGATTCCCTTGATTTTGCAGAGGCCAACTAATTCCTCTGGCACTCCATATTGGACTCTCAATCTGAGGACTTCAAACCATTCCTGGCGTCCCCAAAGCCCATGTTGAGAATCGATGAGTTTCAGTGCCTGGACAATCCTTGACATATCCCATGAAATCTGACGATAAAAAGTATTCAGATCTTTCGGGACCTCTCCATCTGAGAGCATGGCATCCAGGGCCAACATCATCACTCCGCATCCTGCTCTGAATTTGGGGAAAACTCTGCAAGCCTTATTCGCCAATCTGGAGATATCAGACTCCCAATCCCTCAGGACATAGCCCATATCATAAGAAGGAACATTAGCGAGACATATTGCCATCCCCTCTTCCTTGGTCAATGTTCCAAGTTCATTTTCCCTCTCAAAATAGACACGGAAATTCACATACCAATCAGCGACTGTCCAGGGGTCATAATAGAGCCATGCTGAGACTCTTCCCAATCCAGTCAATTTGTAATTGTTCCATGCAGGGTCGAATTCGATGGCTCCGATTCTCGTTAATTCCGTAAGAATCTGTTCCACGAAATCATCCTCTAAATCCATCCCCTGATACTTCGCAAGGGAGCGCTGATACCAATCTTTTATCTGATTGGTAGTCATGGGTCGGGTTCCTAATTCAGCGCATATATGGAAGCCAAGGACGTCTTCATGGAGCATTTGAGAGCGGATAGGAGGGCAATTGTTGACAATATCGCCCCAATAATCCATCTCATCAGGAGGACAAAGAATGTAGGCGTCTCCCTCAGGGTCGAGGCCAGGGCGCCCGCTCCTGCCGATTTCTTGGATGATATCCATTGGGTCTACAGGACTTAATCCCCTGGTGACTCCAAAGATAATGCATCGCCGAGCGGGGAGATTCACCCCCCACGCAGTAGTTGATGTCGAGACGAGAATTCTGATTCCATTACCTCTATCCTTGAAGGATTTCTCAATCTCGAGTCTTTTCTTCAATTCCAAATCGGCGGAATGGAAGTCAGCCGTAATCCCTCGGTCCCTCAACTCTCTGAGGAGGGCGTATCCGCTCTTTTTGGAATGGACAAATACCAAGAATTTATCCTCAGGGTACTCATCAATTGTCCTGAGGGTCAAATCCATCTTGCTTGCTTCCTGGTCCCAGTATCTCCGGCCGGCATAGGGAATTGCATGGATATTCAGGTTGACCGGTCTCCAATTTGACTTCAAAACAAGAGTTTTCCGATTCGTCAGGACAGAAGCCCAGTCGCCCAATTCATCCACATTAGGCATCGTGGCTGAGATTCCCACAAGAATTGCCTCATGATTGATACCAAAGAATCTCATCAATCCTGCCTCGGTTTTATCTCCTCTTTGCTCCATGGTAATGATATGCATCTCATCTACAACCACCACAGCAACATCATAGAGCCATGTGTTCTTTTCCGCCTTCATTCGACGAGTTCTGGAATCCAACATCTCAGTGGTCAGAAGAATGATATCCGCCTTCCTCAATTCCTCGATGCGAGATTCAGTCAAGGTATAATCTCCGGTCACGATGGAAATTTTCTTGTCCTTGAAAACCCCTTCCCTCCATTCATCATACTTTTCCTGGGTCAGAGCCTTAAAAGGAGAAAGATAAATCGCTTTCCCACCCATCTCGTGGGCCTTTGCAATTCCCATTTCCGCCAGAACCGTCTTTCCTGCGCCTGTAGGAGCCGCGCAAATGATGTTTTTGTTGAAGTCCCTCTCCTCAATTACTTGGGCGAGAGCGCCCTGAATGGGCTGAAATTTCTCAAATGGATAATCAATCAGAGAGAAGTTATTTGTTGGTGCAAATTCGACCGCAACGTCTCCATCACTTTCTTGAATATCCAGGTCGCTATCTTCGAGAATTGACTCTGTTGAAACTTGAATTCCTTCTCCACTTCGTCCATTGCTCTCAGGGAGTACTCCAGCCTGATTTTCCTCACTTCTTTCATCGTCATTTGATGCCTCCTCGAATTCCTTTGCTCTTGCTATCAATTCCAGACGTTCGGCAATTCCTTCTCCTCTTTTGCTCTCCGGCCTGGAGCCTTTGCAATCAGGAAAACTAGAACAACCAAAGAAAGGTTTCCAAGTCTGGCCTTGCTTGGGAGCCCTCAGAATCATGGCACTCCCGCATTTGGGACAGAAAGTCAGCTCAGAAATCTTCTCCCTTAAATCGGTGAATCTTTCGTCCAGGCGCTCCCAAACTGTCGTCCTTCCCTCAGTACGATGAATCCGCTTGGTTTTGCCAAGAGGTCTTTCACTTATCATATCGAAAAGAACGCAGCGGATTGCGTCTTCTCCGAGACCTCGAGTGGACTCCCCTACCAAAGAGGTATACACCCTCACCGAGAGACATAGGTCATTTTCCTGAGCATCCTTTATAGGAAAATCGACCATCATTTCCTGATTCGGTCTCTCGATGATTGAGTGGTCAGGAACCCTCTCAATCCATGCCATCCAATCCTCTCTTGAAATCTTCACAAATTCACTACTCATTGCCCACCTCCTTGCTTTTCTTTCTCAGCGTCTTTCATCCTTTTGTAAATAATTCTCATCAGACAAAACGCCAATGCAACAGCCAAAAACTTTCCAATAATTTCCCACATTTCCCACCTCCTAAATCAGAGTAAAAGAGCGGGGAGCCTTAGGGAAGAAGCCAGGCACGGAGGTGGGCCGTGTACCCAGCCTCCAGGCTCCCCGCCCCATCGATTAACTAATTCTCCATACTCTGACTCCGCCTTCCGCGTCCCGAACCCGAGTGATGAATTTCCTTCCAGTCTGCGTCTCAACTGTCCGCTTCGGAGACTGTAATTTCTTCTGAATTTCGATAAGATTTTCTCCATTTTCAGAAGGTTCCACAAGGAAGGATTCACCAATCTCCAGGTTCAGGAAGGGCAATCCCTGCTTCCCATGAATAGGAGCAGGAATATCTCTCTCGATTTTTCCCACTTTCATAATTCCCTCCTTTCAATAGTCTCCCTCATCAGTGGCGGTAGACTATCTCCGCCAGACAGGGGCAAAATAGCCCCTGTTTCGGGTTATCGATATCTCTTGAGCGTCTCCTCAAATTCAAGGATTGCCTTCCTCAATCCCTCCGCAGTTCCTTCATAATAGTGACCCCAATGGGCACTATTATCCTCAGGATTCACATGCCAGACAACAAATTCTGCCATCTCATTCATTCCCCACTTCGCAAGAACTATTTCAAATCTGACATCATCCTTGGCGGCAGGAATTTGCTCATGAAGAATGACATCCGCTCCATTGGCCAATTTCCAACCATCAATCGTCATTCCAAAAGGTCTTGCCAAAGTTTCTTCAGCCATAGCCCACCTCTCTTTTTCTTTTTTGGGTAAGGAAACTCCATCCAGACAACATCATGGACAATGAGAAAAATCCTCTTGTCAATGTCATCCAATAGGAGGGTCCCTCCGAGACATTCTGCGATATTAAACAGACTCCTCATCGTCCACCTCCCTTTCAAGAAAATCCTCTACCTCAGTCCAATTGTCAGATGCCTTGGTCAGATTCACCTTCCCCAAATCCTCCCTCAATTTATCCTGTGCATAAATTTTGGGGTCGACCAAATCACCCACTGCATCCTGAATCAATTCCTCGATTACTTTGGGTTCCAGGGCGTCCAATTCCCAACTATCGTACCCATACTCGCTCACATACTCGCCTGCCCTTGAATCAGATAACTTGGCCGGATTCGGAGGAGGATTGTACTGAGAAATCTGGTCCATGTTCAGAGCAATCCTCTTGACAATAACTGGCTGGACTCCCTCATACCGCATGAATAGACGGAGCCGCTCCTGAATATCCCGAGTCATATCAAGCCCACTGGGGTCATGATCGCCGAGATGGAGAATCATGGTCTCCTGGCCATTTCCACTACATCTGATTAGGCGCTGAGCGGCCCCCCACATTTCCGATTGACTGGTATATCCTCGACAAGAGAAATAAGGAACATCCCAGCCATTGCAAACCCTCTCCAGAACCCCCACAAGAGCATCCTTCTCAATCCAAACCTCCACCTTCCAGGGCTGATTTTCCCATTTATCGACCCGATAGGAAGAAGCCGCAGAGCGAATGATTGAAGAAGGAGATGTCCAATGTGGAAGAGCCTGGAGATTCCTTGTCCTGTCCTCGATAGAATTCCAATCAATCAGACCCGCTAATCTCGCATCATTCATAACAGACCCAAGTTTATTGTACTCCCTCTGGAGATTAGGAATCAGGTCTCGGGCAACAAACTGATAATAAAGTTGCCTCAGGGTGAGAACAAATCCCTGAACCCGATACTCCTCAATAATGACTTGGGCGGTAGCGATGGTGTAGAGAGTCTTGTCTTGGAAATCCTTCGGCACATAACAAATCTTTGGCATAAGCCCACCTCCTTTTTTGACCTATCTCATCAGGCTGGGTAGGTCATTTCCCAGCGATGGAGAGGGGTTCCCTCTCCATTTCGATTCTAATTACATTCAAAGCAAACCCTCGCGGGTCCGTCCACTGCAGGATGGAAGTCAACTTGGCCCAAATTTTCGGGGTCCATGACTATTCCACATATCTCGCAGAAGTCCTCTTCTTCCTCTATTATAGAGGTGTGCATCGAAATCTTCACTTTTCATCCTCACTTTCTTCAATGGAGTCCCAGGCAAGGCCATAGATTAAATGGCTCACAATATTCGCCATCTCACTACTCTCTTTCGATATGTGACAAACCATATCGAACTCTTCTGTCGGCGTCATTGATTCCTCCTCACCCACGAAAATCCTGGGCTAGTTTATGAGCGATGTCCCTGATTTCTTCCTTCCAGCGCTCCTGATACCCGCTAGAATAAAAGACATCACTCAATCTGTCCATCACCAAATCCTTGAATCCATCGACAGCATCGTCGTAATTCCCTTCCCCTCCAGCCTGAAGTAAATCCGCTCCCACTTGCTGCCAATACATACCCATCTGCTCAGTGATTTCGTCAATCAGGACTTCTGTCCTGGCCTTAAAACTGAACTCCATTCCATCAACTAATCCTTGCATGATTTCCTCCTTTTCGGAGATTTCGTCCTTTTCAGATACTCCTCAAAAGAAAGGAGAAATCCTATCCAGGTGAATTGAATGCAATCGCATCCAGGGGTTTTACAGCGACCATGACCAAATTGAAGATTGTCCTCATGAGCGCTGTTCGGGCCATCACCAAGACAGCCACACTCACACATCGATTTCGGTTTCTGATAATTTTCCGGCATATCCCACCTCCTTACTGGACTCTTCTGGCCCAGTATTCATTTACCTGCAACCAACCTTTTTCGCCCTGAACATGAGCCACAGGCCCATCATATCGAGCGTGATAAAATTCTTCATTTATTAGGTCAGCCGCTCTTGCTGCGCTCTCCAGGGAATCAAATTTGACATTTGCATTCTTCACCAATGGAAGGCGCTTCTCAAAACCCTCGTACTTTTCATAATAAATTGTCGCCATTTAACCCACCTCCTTTGTTAGGTTGCCTCATCAGACCCTCGGAACCAACCCGAGGGTGATGGAAGGGATTTCTCCCCTCCATTTCGGCTCATTCGGTCAAATCCCGCATCAACTTGCAATAGCGAGTGAAAGAATTTGGCCATCGACAAGCGACCAATTCCACATTGTTGAATGACCAATGGCACATCAGGACTCCCTTCACATCTTTATCAATGATGATTTTGTGAAGTTTATCAGCATGCCATTGATTAAAAACCCAGCCAACTTCGCCAGTCTCGACATTCCTCACATAATCCCCTGGAATGATTCCATCTGGCTCCACTTTCCTTCCAAAAATTACATCTTTGGTAATTTCGTACGGCATTGCCCACCTCCTTACTTGATTTTCTTTGCCCACCGCGCCAAGACGGCTAGGCAGTGTTTGCATGTGACTTTGGTTTTGTCTTCTGTCCAATCCCTGTACGCTGGATATCGCCTGCCATGATTATGGCAAGCCATTTTCTTCGTGATAGGATTGAAATAATGTTTGGCGTAACTCATGATATCCACCTCCTACCATTCTACAGACTTTGAGAAATAAAAATGATGGATGAAATATGAATAAGTCGTATCATCCATCTCCACTGTGGGGCTGGACATCACTAAATCAGGACTTACCCAGCATCCTCCCTCATAAATATGCGCTACATAAGACGCAAGAATCTCCTCCACTAATGGATACATAACCCACCTCCTTTAATAGGTTGCCTCATCAGTAGACGGGTCCCTAGCCCATCCAGACAGGGAGGAAATTCCTCCCTGTTTCGGCTAAACAAGGTCAATCTCAACTGACCCACATCGAGGACAAGTATTCCGGTCCGCAGTAGCCCAAAAGGCTTTGTCACAATCATTGCAGATATACCCGTACTCAATAGGAATATCAGGATGCCTCTCAGCATCGGTTTCCCTCGGGTCTTTTTCCCTGCGGACAGCACAATGATTCTGGCTATCCAACTTCTCAAATTGCTTCGGATAGACTCTCTTGAAAAGATTCAGGGAGAAAACGCAAGCGCCTCTTTCGCCTTTCCCTCTCGCATGAGCAAACTCATGGAGAAGGGTAATGATGGAGAGTTTCCCCTGCATCACTATTTTATGTTGAAGTCGATGATAATAAGAATCACCGGAATGACCTCCATTGATATTCATCGCTTCAAAGCCAGGACATTCAATGTCATAGACTTTGGAAAGGTCCTCCAGTAATTCTCCCATTGCCTCCAGACGACCAGGGACATCCATTTTGAAGGTCTTTTTGGCCTTGAATTTCCTCAGGGCCGCAATAGCACCTTTCTTAAATTTGACATCCTTGATGTTCTCAGCCATTGTCGCAGGGTATTCCCGCATGGCCTCCAAATCGCCTAACATTGCTCTCATTCCTAATCTCATGACCCACCTCCTATAATAATTGATTTGTCTGCCTCATCAGGCTGGGTAGACAATTTCCCAGCGATGGAGAGGGAATCCCTCTCCATTTCGGCGTTAGAAGTTTCTGATAATGTGGTGAATCAGAGTGGCTTCTCTCAGAGCATGAATGAATTGCTTCGTCCCTCTGAATACTAGGTCGATTCCCTTCTGCTCCTTGACCCGCTCTTTGACCTTCTTCATATATTTCCAGACATCAGCCGTGGTATGGTCGACCATGGCCATTTGCTGAACAATAGAAGTGAAGGTCGAGCCCTCGAATTTCGTACCATCTTCCATAATCACCACATACATTCCTCGAGCATTTTCATCCTTTTTCTTTTTCATGATTCCTTACCTCCCATTATAAACAAAATGTTGGTATCCAGGTCGATTATCAACAACTTGGACCTTCCTTCTCCTCTGAGGCTCAACTTTGTATCTATCATTGGAGTAGATAAGGCCATGGTCTTTAATCCAACCCTCACCGAGAAGAATTATCTTCTCTGCTACATCAAGAAAAATCATCCTACTGGCACCAATGGAGCGGGTAATCAGAGAAAGAACTGCCTCTGAATCAAGATTGCTCTGGACAGCAGGGTCAGAAAGAACGTCCCTCACAAATACCATAGTATCTGAAAGGTCATTCTCACCATCACCAATCATCCCATTATGAGCGACGGCGACTGGACAAAGAACATCAAGAGCCTTCAAATCAGAAACCTTGTCACTCAGAGGAAATGGATGACAATTTCCTGGCTCGATTGTCCCAGCAGTGGCCCATCTGAAATGGAAAACGATGATATCATTCTTGGTTAACTTCAATGCACGGAAGGCTTTCCAGAAATCGGAAAATTCCATGTAGCCTTTATCGATGACCACATGTCCATCCTTCACATACATCATCCCAGCGCCATCAGGATTATTCTCCCAGCAATTGCGGAGAATCTTCTTTGATGGCATCTCCTTACCTTTCGGTTTAATCACTAAAATACACATTTGCCCACCTCCTTATTAAATTGAAAATCTTAGGTTGCCTCATCAGTGGATGGATTCCCATTCCATCCAGACGGGAGCGGACTCCCGTTTCGGCTAGAGATAAATTTTGAGGACACCAAAAATTTCATCCATCCTCACCTCAGGACAATTTTCCCGAATGACTCTGGCACAAAGGTTGGCGTTCCTCTCGCGAGGGAAATCAGCATGAATCCATCCTTCTCCCTCAGTCACCTTGGCTCCTCTCTGCTCGAGAAAGGAAATGATATCTTCTCTTGTATTGCCTTTCATGACCCACCTCCTTATTAGGTTGCCTCATCAGTGAATGAGTCCCTAACTCATTCAGACCTGACCCCTGGTATTTCCAGAGGCGAGGTTTCGGCTTACTGTTCGATGACCACTTCAAATTCGGGTCGATTCAATCCAAGGACTTCATCCCTGCAATCTGTCCAAGCAATCCATCCCAATCCAAAAACAGGAGTCATAAAAATCAAAAATCCTATAAATGTCAACATGGCCCTACCCCCCAATATTTGAATGTTGATTTTCAGTCTGCCTCATCAGGCCAGGGAGACTATTCCCTGACGACCCAGGCAAGAGCTTCGGTAGCCTGGGTTTCGGCTTAGGCGGCATTCCGCAGAGCCTCAAAATGATTCACTCGGTTGAGGTACCAATCACAAGCGATGGTCACCAGCGAATTATCATTCTGAGGAGTCACATTGGAACCCATCTCGATAACGGCTGCGTCTGTGGGAAAATCCTTCCCATTCCGCCAGCGGGAAAACCAAGTCTTGGCGGAGACGACGGCAACTTCATACCGAGCAGCGATATCATCAGCATCAAGACTCTGACCTGATTCAACCCACTCAGCATAAACTCGAGACTTAATGGTATTGCGCCTGGCCCTCGGACGACGACGAGGAGCCGGAGAAGATTCTTGCTCAGCTCTCAGGATTTCAATCATCTGGAATTGATTCACTGGAGCATCAAAGTAACAGGCAAGAGCCTTATCCACAATAACCTGAGTGAAGATTGTCCAATTCGCAATCTTCTCATACTCAGTTGTCCCTGAATGGGCACGAAACTCAACTGTATTCCTCAACCAGTAAGATTCCAGGTTCAAGGAAACATATCGAGAATCATAATCACACCCACCACCAAGACAATTTCTTGAGAATGATCTTAGGCTACTTCGGCTGGCTCGACGAGCACCCTGTCTCTTCCAGGTCTTGCAGTAGTAATTATCCTGCCGAGACTTGGGAAGAGCCTTCATCACATGCCCTTCGATATTAATCCAGGCTTCAACCATGTTCCTCAGTTCCATCTCACTAGAAACAAAATGATGAACATGAAGTCCACATTTCCTTGAGATTTTTGTATGAGGTTCAATGGCTTCACAAACCGCCATCAGCACTCTGAGACCGTCCCGACCCTTGAGCACCGGAGAAACAACTTCGGCGTCCGTAGAGTGAGTATCCCTGAAAGGATTCCCACTGGTCAGGGAACTATCAGGCTTCACCATCCAGACTGTGGTGTTCAGAGAATCAGTACTATGCTGATAACTTCCAGACACACAGGTGTGTCCAAACTGGCTGATGGCATCTTTAATCTTCCGAGCCAAAGCAGCCCTTGAGATTGAGGAATGAGTCTCGATCTCGATTCCATATGTTCTTTGCGTATTCATTGCCCACCTCCTATTGAATAAAGAATCAAAAATTCTAGGTTGCCTCATCAGTGAATGAGTCCCTAACTCATTCAGACGGGGAATTGCTTCCCCGTTTCGGCTTATCTGAACCACATCTCTGTAATCTTGGCCTCATCTTCCAGCCTCAGATTCTTCATTGCTCTCTCGGCACCCTGTCGGGTTTTCCAAGATTTGATTGCGGCTGGCCTCTGACCTGTTACAAAGCAATGTCCCTTCCCAACAAACCAAATGGCATCGCCCATCTTCTTTTCTAATTGAATGACGAATTTCATGATGTGCTCCTTCTGACCAGCGCTTGGCTGGACACTCATTTAATGGAAAAAAAGAAAAAAAAATTTTGAACCATCATCTCAGCCTGCCGAATCCGAATGATGTTGACCTTCAGATTCGGAGGCTGCCCATAAATGATTCAATCTCTCATTTGATTTTGGATTCCATGATACGGTGGCCGCTCATCCATGGTTTCAAGGTACGAAAAAAATCTTCGTCCAAATTACCTGGGGTCTTTTCGGAATTCCCAATCCTCGAAGTTTGATTCTCAGATTCCCTTGATTGAATTTGAAGGGGGTCTCTCTTTCCTCGGGTTCTCCTCTCGCCTTTGGCTAGGATGACTTATCGGAAAGGACCTTCTGACCATCGTGATTCCCGTCAGGTTCTTCCTAACTCTATGCATCCCTGGAAAAAGATTTTAAGAGTCCGAATTTTAGGATTCGGAATCTGAGTTTCTCTCTTCTATTTCTTCAGGGGCTCCGCTGACCGGCTCGTGATGGCTAAGGCTCCCATCCTGCCCCCTGCTTTGATTTTTGCGATGACTGCGGTATCGATGCTGCCCCGTATGTCCTCGCGATTTTTCTATGTTCCCTCCTTGGTTCGTGTTCGAATCTTGTTCTATTATATATGCAATAATCATTCCAAATCAAGGATTTTTTCAAGTTTTTTTCATTTTTTTCTAATTTTTTTTCATCCAGTCTAAATCCACTATTCATGCGGCTCTTCAAGGGTAGTAGATATTTCAAGTGCAGCTGAGAGAGAATATTCAGGAAAAAACAAGGATGAGAAGGGAGAAGAAAGGAAAAACATATACTTTTAGATAGTTTCTGGGAATAAAAAGATATCTTTTTGTATACAGCTTAAAGCCACTATTCATGCGGGTTTAGCAGGATTTATCCTTTTTGATATCTTTTTTGTTTACTATCGATTCCAGGCTCAAAACCCTAGGTATCACAAAATGGAACCTGCCTTGCCCAGGTATCTCTAAGTGCCCATAAACAGTAGACTTATTTCCTTATGATTAAGTGATGAAAATTGGAACAAAAGTGGCAGGAATTGATACTTTTTGGAGGGTTTCTGGAGGCCAAAAATGAAAAAATGACGCGAAATTGGCCGTTAGATTTTTTCAAAAAGTGAAGTTTCCAAGAATTTACAGCTGAGAATTGAAGATTTCCCAGAATTTCGCATATCCAAGGGAGGCGGGATCTTCTCCCTCAGGGAGGTCGAGAATCATTAGTCGAGGTGCAAGGCCCATCAAATTCATCACTATCTGCTCCTTCTCAATCACATCCGCATCAAAGGCTGCAACAAGAATCTCCGGCTGGACCACTTCTGCTATCATCCTGGCCTGAGATGGATAGATAGTTTTGCCGAACAAAGATGACCCGCAATCATCTCCCACCGCCATTGCATCAAAATATCCCTCAGTGAGAATCAAGATTCCTCTTCTCTTTACCCTGTCCACATTAAGAAGGAATCGATTCACAGGCATGGAACCATTATCAGCTGCTGATGAAATGTAAGGATTGAAAGCCTGGCCCGTGATGTCTCTTCCCTGGAAAGCAACAAGTTGAGCCTGGAAAAAAACTGGAAGAATGATGCGATATCTGAACTTCTGCTCCCTCCACACCCCAGCGCTGCAATATCTCAATCCCCAGCGAACTGATTTCTCCCTGGAGATTCCCCTTTGAAGAAGATAATTCATTGCCGAGCGGCTTCTGATAACAGGAATGCAATTGGTGGGGTACTCAATCTCAACAGGAGTGAAATCATCTTCCTCTTCCTCTGGCTCCTTTTCAAGTTCCTCCATTATCCTTACCTCATCCATGATGAAGCGGGTGGAAAACTCTTTTATTCTCTCCTGCGCGGCTCTCCAGCTCACCCCTTCCAGATGTTGAATCAATTGAACTGGTCCTCCCCTGTGGGTAGGATTCCTCCAACATCTCCAGGCGCCGAGTCTCTTCCCACTATCAGAAACATTTATCCATAACTTAGGACTGTCAGAATCACACTCTGGACAAAAGATATAAGCAAAATTGCCCTTTGATCTCATATCTGGCTCGATGTCCAGGGACTCGAGATACCTTAGGACATCAAAATTCTCTACCATCGCTCTCCTCCATCCTCCGTCCACTTTAGAAACGGAGCAAGAGGAGTGGGAGAATAGATAACTCCTCCTCCCATTTCATTTGCCATTGTGATTCCTTCCAAAACATCCTCAGCAATTCTCTTGGAGGTCAGCCATAAACCCGGGTCGAGGGCTGTGATTCTTTTCAGGGCTTGCTCCATTACCTCATAATGCTTTAATTGAATGTAAACTCTCTCTTTACTATCCATCCCTTCTCCTCGTACACTTTCATTCTTTCCTTTGAATGCCTCTTCAGATAGGTATGGCTCATATCCCAGAAATCAATTATGTGGACAGATTCTTTTTCATCGGTTTTTCTCAGTCCCCGCCCTACCTTCTGAACTGCCTTTATTTCTGATCTCCCTCCACTTGCAATAATTATTGCGTCCAGGGTAGGAATGTTCACTCCCTCATCCCAGATGGGCGAAGATATCACAATCAATTTTCCCATTTTAGAATTGAGGAGGGTCTTAACCTTATTTCTCTGCTCACTCGATGTTCCTCCATGAACATAATCCGCTCTTCCCTCGAACAAATCTTCCAGAATTTCGCCATGAGCCAAGGCTTTGACCTGAATCAACACAGATTTTCCTTGGTCAGCGAGGAATCCTGCCTCTCTGACGATGAGATGATTTCTATCCTCGTGCTCTACAATCCCCTTCTGATAGACTTTCCTGAAATGATTCTCCTGAGCAGCGGCAAAATCTATCTCGGGCCGTAAAAAGCGGACAAAGGCCTGAGACAAATATCCCTCTTCCACCCCTCTCTGATATGAATAGTCATAAATTGTTGGGCCAAGGAGTCCAGTGCTCAGATAAAATCCCTCCTCATCAGGGCGGGTGGTTCCAGTCAGGCCAATTCTCACAGAACAGCCCACCTTCTTCAGCAAATCCCGGTAAGTATCAGCAGGCGCATGGTGGGCTTCATCAATGATGACGATATCAAGAGGGTTCTTTGCGGCAATATAAGAGCGAAGAGATTGAATCATCCCCACTGTTCTTTTTGTCCACATCTTATTTCCATCACCCACCCTACCAATTGGCCGGCCAATGAGGGTTTCAAATTCATCATGGGCCTGAGTGAAAATGTCCTTTGTATGGCAAATGAAAAGACCTCTTGCGTGGGGGGCAGATGCAAATATCATTGCCGCAAGAGTCGTCTTCCCGAGTCCTGTGGGCATGCTGATAATCCCTCTTTTCTTTGTGATAATCTCAGCAAGTGCCTCATTCTGATATGGACGAGAGTCGATGACCTGATTCGACCATCTCTCTTCCATCTTGATGTTCTTTTCCTCGAAAGATTTCCTCAAATCGAGGACGAACTTTCCCTGGAGGTAAGGAATGAATCCGGCGAACATCCATCCCTTCTTTGAAACCATCTGAACTAATCTTGCTTTCCGCTCCTCCTTCTCATACCACTCCTTCCAGAATGAGAGATATTTTCCAATCCTTTTTCTGTCACTCTCCTCAGGAAGGTAGGCCCAAATGTGACTCCTTTGGACAATCTTAACTGGAGTTTTTCGAGGACTTCTCAGAACCACTCTCTTCTTCTTCCTCCATTCCTTCTGCCAATCTCCCGAAATCATAGGACTGCTTGCAAAATTGCCCTATCCTATAATCTTGCACTATCCCGGCAACATATCCCTCCATCCCAAAGTGCCTGTCAACCACCCAAACAAATCTCACCTTTCCCTGCTTCTCCTCATCTGGACTCTGGCATATAGCAAAAGCCTCATCACAATGGGCCGCTTTTCTCTTGTCCTCGGCGAAATGAGCCATGGTGATATACTTCTTCCCATAAGCCTTAGCCGTCACTTGTGAGAAGCCAATCATGAGTAAATTTCGCTCATCGGCAATCCGAGCATGAGCCTCGTAGACATAATTTATTCCATGTCGATATTCTCCAGACGGCAATTTCATGATATCAGGGTAGTCATTGATAATCACATCAGGCACAAATCCCTCATTTATTTCCAGGCTGTCCAGATATGACTCAAATTGAGGAACAGAACAGCTCCCTCTAGGAAAGTCTTTGATTATCAGACGGCCTCCAAATTGCTTTGCTGCCTTGACTCCCCTTCTCACTTTCTCGTAGTCCTTAATTGTTCCAGGGCGAATCATCTTTTGCTGGAGGGAATATCCACCTTCACCATCAGAAACAAGGACCCGGGTTCTAAATTTCAATGGAGACTCAGGGCTGTCGGTCAGATGAGTGCCGGCGGCTCCTGAGAGATTCATATCATACCTGTCCTCCAGGGCATCTCTTGTCAAATCTCCATGAGTCACATGAAGGGTATTCAAGCCCTTGAGAATAGCACCCCGACCGAAATGGACCCCTCCCCACGATTTTCCCTTCTTCTCCTGGCCCATAATCAGGATGAAAAATTTCCTCTGGAGATGCGCCCCTCTCCTGTCAAATGGCTCAATCCCAAACGGCATCAATCTAGTCCTGGCGGTATTCCTTCTCCACATCCTCCTCTCAATCGCCTCGGACGAAAAGAAATCAGTACCAAGGTTTAATTCAACAGCCCCAACCTTCAGGACATCAATGAGGGCCGCCTTTGCTCCTTCCAAATCCCATCGTCTTGCAAGATTGGCAACCCGGGTTGCGGTTTCCAAATAGCCTTGCTTCCTGGCAAACTCATCTACCCTCTTGACGACATACTCCCGATTGACTCCATTACTCGAAGCCAATTTGTTGATGAGAGCCCGCAATTGGGTCTCGCTCCCCTTTGCTATAAATCCCTGCTCGAGAGCGTACTCAAACTCATCAGCGAAATGATCCTTTGGTGCTTCCCTGGTGAGCGACTCATCATAAAAGCGATAAATCACTCTCAGGATTCCACCAGGAATCTCTCCAAGCATTTCAGGGGTGATGATACCTCGGGCAAATCTGAGGAAAGGGTCATCGGTGATTGAGAGGTATAAAATCCCCTCAACCATATACTCGGTAAGCTCCCATCCCTTCATCTAAAACTCCGCGCCAACCTTTATCCAATCCATGATTGCGTTCTTATCCAGATACGATGGTAAAATCTGCTCATAAGTGTAATTTGAAATGAGATTTCCGAGATGGATGGGTCTTTCCTCGAAGAACCATTTCAGCGAGGAAAAGAGATAATCCACAAGATCAGATATTTTTGGCGCGGTTCCATACTCCTTCTTCAGCTTCTCCCTGTACTTAACCAACTTGTTTGCAGAGAGAAGAAATCCATTTTTCTCCTTCTGAGTATATCGTGGGTACTCAGTGTGACGAATCTTCTTCCCAAACTCTGCCATCAGCTCCTCGGCAATATCCTGGTACTCTCCTTTCTCAGGTTGAATCCAACCAACTCCAGAAAAGGAATATTT